GTGAGCTCCTGGCTCTCGACGGTGTACTGGATCCCCTGGATGGTCGTGATCTCGTACGTGCCAGTGACGTCGACGCCCAGGCCAGGGGCCACAACGAATGTGACGACGCCGGCCGGGGTGACGGTGTAGTCGAGCGCACTGACCTGCGTCCCGTTCAGGAGCAGGATGACGCTCGACGGGATCACGTTTGCGGTTTCATTGAGCTGGAAGATGAGCTGGGCGCCCGTTCCGGTCCCGACGGCCTCCCCGACGACGTCCGTTCCGTGCGTCACGGCCTGGACGACGTTGAGCTGGGTCTCGGAGATGACGCTGGAGACGATCAGTTCCGTCCGAAGGACGTCTGCCAGCTCGATCGACACGGGGGAGACCAGGCGGATGACCGAGCCGACCGGAACCCCGTTCGTGAGGAACTGGGCGTTCAGGTCGCTGAAGACCGTCGAGGAGACCCCCATCGATCCCGTCGACAGGGACGACTGGTACTGCTTCCTCGTCCTGGCCTTCTGCGTCGCGATCACGCGCCGCTCGTGCATGTTCTCTGGCGCGGAAGCCTGGTCGCAGTGCGTGAGGTAAATGGTGTGGATTGCGGGATTGGTGGTCAGCGGAACCAGCAGGTAGATCTCCTCGCCCTCCAGAAGCTCAAGCGCCTTCTGGTGATCGTCGAGGTTGTCCTGGTCCTTCACCATCATGGCGAAGACGGTCTTGTCCGTCGAGCCCAAGGCCCGCGCCACTCCGAAGGCGAGCGGGTTCTCCGGGACGATCGGGCCGATGTCGTCGTCCATCTGGGTGGTCGACTCGTACTCGAGGAGGACGCCGACCTTGTCCACGCGACGGGCCCTGTAGGAGATCAGGATGTCGCCATTCTGACTTCCGGGACGGATGATCTCGTACTCCACCCTGCCGCCCTGAGGGGCGACCGTCGGGGAGAACGTGACCTGGTTCAGCCCTGGGATCGTCAGGATGACGTGGTCGACGGCGTCGGACGCCACGATCGAGTCGGGCCGCTCGAGAAAGGCCGGGTTCGTGATGAATCTCAGGGCGTCGCCAGCGCGCACGCCAAGAGCGAAGAAGTCGATGGAGGGGTCGGTGATGGAGCCCGTGATGGCCGTGACATCGACCTGCCCGTTGATGGTCGTGACAGGGCGGCTCGGGGAGATGTCCCCTGGGACAGAGACCGTCGTCGGGTTGACGAGGACTCCGAAGCCGACCGTGATGTCGAAGATGTCCTCGACCGTCCTCAGGAACACGGAGACGTCGGCGACGTTCTCGACCTCGGCGCCCTGCTTGAGCTCCGGGTAGACGTACTGCTGCGTCGGCGCGTAGGAGTACTCCGCGTGGAGGGCCTGGAGGGCAAGGGCTGCGACACCTGCCGGCGTCAGGGTGATCTGGCCGTTCGTCTGGACGTTGTAGTCCGTCCCCTGAACGAGGAGCGTGCCGGAGATCGTGGCGACGTGAAGCTCGACCGTGGCCGTCAGGACGGGCGCGTTGACCAGGTTGAAGATGGTCTGGATGCCCGTTCCGACGCCGACAAGTTCATCTCCGATGGTGAACCTGCCGAAGTAGAAGCCGCCGAATCGCTTGTCGGCGATCTGGAAGGAGCTCCCGACCACGCACGGAACAAGGATCGGGCGAGCCGGAGCTGCGGCCGCAGCCGCGAACTCCTGGATGACCTCGACCGTTCCTGCCCTGGGCAGTGTTATGATTGCATCAGCCATTGGCCCTTCCTGGGTTCTTAACCCTCGAACGGCTACATGATCGAACTGAGTATACCACCGAGCCGGACGGTCGTTCCCCTTCTTATGGGTCTTGGATCAGGATGCTGACCTCCAGGCCATTGAACAGGTGGGTGCCGATTTCCTCCGTCGTCCACGCCTCCGTGAACGAAAAGGACAGCTGGACCGGGACCATAGCCAAGGTGATGTCGCTGGAGATCTTCTGCGGCACCTCTCCACCGATGTTCGCGGCCAGGACGTCGTGGACGCGACCGACCTCCCTCAGCTTGCGCCGGAAGTACAGCAGGGACATGAAAACGATGTTGGCGATCTTCTCCGCCTCGAGGCCCTCCCTGGAGTAGCACTCGATGACGCACTGGCTCTGAAAGAGGTCCGTGAAGCGGCTCCCGAAGTTCTTCGAGTACGTCCACCCCTTGAAGTGACCGATGCCGCGATTCGTGGTCATGAGGTTGTCGCGCCTCACCACGATGGCCGGCCTCTTCTCGTAGTCCTCCTTCTTGGGGAAGACGTCCGAGATGGAGATCTTCGACGCCAGCTCGTCGTCGTTGTACTTGAACCGCTCGCTGTTCGAGAAGATGAAGCGCAGGAACTCCAGCAAACGGTTCTTGACCTCGTCGGTCATCAGGTTGTCGACGACCGGATCCTTGCTGGACGGGTCGACGATGACGATGGGTTCGTCGGACATCCTACGACCTCTCCCTCGCGCTCTTCATGGACTCCTGAAGAAGGCTGGACATGGAAGCCTTGACGGCCTCGTTCACGCTCTTGAGGATCTCAGCCCTGGCTGCCGCGCTTTCATTCGGGGCGATCACGGCGCCTTCGTGAGGCGCGATGACGATCTGTATGTCCACGGAGTTCAGGGACCCCGAGACGCGAACGTCGACGTCGGCGCGTTCCTTGAGCTTCTTGGCGGCGGGCGACTCCTCAGCCGCCTCTCGGGCGGACTCCGAAATTCTCTGCATGAGACCGTGCGTGAAGTCCGCCCTGTTCGACAGGTCGTCTTTCGGGTCCATACGGAACCGGAGCATCTAGGCGCCCTCCGAGTGGTGACCCTTACGAGGGCTTGGCGAGTTCCGCCGCGACGAGCGCGGACAGCTTCTCCCTCTGCGTCTTCGGTGCGGAGGCCGTCTTCTCTTCGACGTCGTGGTCGGCCGGCACGCTGTACTGGGACGTCAGGTGCGCCATGATGTCCTCGAAGGACATCTTGCTGAAGGTGACCTCGCGGCCGGCGATCTTCTTCGAGACCGCAGCCGTCTTCTCGGTGGCCAGGACGGACCTCAAGTGGTCCTCGAAGCCGAGCTCCATGGAGGCGGTGGCCAGGGCGGCGACCTTCTCTTCCGCGGTGCAGTCCAGACCGGAAACCTCGCTCACGAGCGCCTTGAAGTCCGCCATGGAAGCCTCCTCTATAGAAGCCCGCTGCCCTCGGTCTGGGCAAGCTTGGGCGAAAAAGCCTTAGGGAAGAACCCGACAAAGTCCTCGGACGGCGCCCTCAGGTTCAAATCCACAGGCAGAAGGTACTCCGCGTCCGACCGCTCGATCTCTTGGACCTGGAGGTGCTGCTGGACAATGTACCTCTTTTCGGACACGGTGTTCACCTGAACAACGCGCCACCGCCGATTGGTCTGCTCCACCAGCATGTCGTTCGGCTTGACCAGAGGATAGTTGCCCATGAACGCGGCGGTCTGGTTCTCCTCCATCTTCCCGAAGTTCGACACCTGGATCACGGTCGGGGATGGGTTGAAGTCCACGAAGACGTGGATCGGAGCGTAGAACCCGCCCTGGAACGTCGTGCCGTAGCACTCCACGCACGAGGAAGAGTTGCCGCGGCGCTTCTTCTCGTCCCAGCACTGCGGGCACCGCTTGCCTTGGGTCCTGAGAGGCAGGTAGGCCGTCAGGCGCCCCGTGAAGCGGCGCAGGAGCAGGTTGTTCCTGCGGGCGATCTCGATCGCGAGGTAGTTCTGGCCGTAGTCGTTCGGCAAGGTCACGACGTCGAACAGCGGGTGGAACTGGAACGCCTCCGTCGGCTTGCCGTTCGGGTACGTCGTTGAGATCCCCGTGATCACGTCATCGAGGCGGACCCTCCAGCAAAGCGTGTTGTGCTTCGCCTTCAGGTTCACCTTGCAGACGAAGACCTGGGTGTCGGTGAGTGGGCCGGAGACGTCCTCGAACGGCCCCTGCTCGGACTCGCTCATGAGGACGGTGAAGCGTGAGGACGACAGCGGCTCATCCGTCGGCTTGAGGACCCACGTGACCTCAACCGAGGTGACCGACAGCGGCCGGATTACGACTCGGTCGATTTCGATCAATGGCTACGCGCGCTGCCCGCCCTCCGAGAGGCGCGAGATGAGGATCTGACGCACGCGATCGCGCTGCCTTCCCTCTTCATCGGACTTCGCCTTCACCTCGGCGGCGCCTGTGGCGAGACCAATCCCGCCCGCCGCAGCCAAGGACGTCGAGGCGATGGGGGACCTCCGGATCGACCGGACAGCCTTGGCCAAGAAGCCGTAGGCCTGAGCCGGCTTGTTGGCCGACTTTGAGAGCTCGGACGAGAGCCCTTTGAAGAACATGTTGTCCATACGATCCTCAGAGGTAAAGGCCGCTCCTGGTCAAGTTGACGCTGTCCAGGCCGAAGTAGGCCATGTAGCCGCCGAAGTTCACCTGGCTGTACTCCGACGCGACGCCCCCGTACGCCTGCTCTGCGTTCAGGGACTTCTTCAGGTTCGCCTTCTTCGCCTCGTACTCCTGCATGAGGATGTTGATCCAGCTCTGATAGAGCGGCGTCTTGTTCGACGTGGCCACGGTGATCCCGCCGGAGGCGTAGTCGAGCTGGTTCCGGCTCTGCTGGACGCCGGCCGACTTCAGGATCCAGATCATCGTCCCGATCAGGACGAGGGACTGCGAGGGGTGGTTGTACAGCGTGAAGTTCCCGATGAGCGGGGGAGACGTGTTGAAGTCGTCCAGCGTGAGGTCGAGGCAGAACTCGATCAGCGTGTCCGACGTTTCAACGCCGTCCAGGAGCGCGTTCATGGCGGGGATGTCCCTGATGTAGTCCCTGCACTTCGTCAGGAATGCCGCCGCGACCGCGCTTTGTGTGGCCCCCGCAAAAAGGGGAAGCACGTCTTACCCCTCCCTTACCAGCCCGGAGCCGGGAAGGGCGAGGAGCCGCTTGAGGCCCTCGCTGATCTTCGACTCGGGAAGCGTGATCTTCCCGCCGTTCGGCATCAGCCGGATCTGGCCGGAGTTGATCACGTTCTGGCCCTTGTTCACGATCGTGACCTGCTTGTCCACCGTCTTCGCGTCCGCCATGTCGCCTCCTGTAAAATAAGTGTATCACACCTTCGGGACACCGTTCACAGCGTGTGGACAGTACCCGTAGTTACCAAGAGATTGGTTGCAGTTGTTGCACAGGACCCTGTAGCCTTTAGGCCAGCCGTTCCTCCGAAGCCACTTTACGAATCCACTGCCTGGTTTGAACTTACCGCTGGCTCTATGCTTATTTCCGTCTCCGTTGACGTGGTCGATGGCTAGGAACTCGAATCGGGCCTCACCGCAGCAGGCGCATTTACTTCCATAATGCGTCAAGGCCTCAAGCCTTGACTTTCTATTCCAGCGGACTGTCCATTCTCTCGTACGCTCCCTATCGCATGGAACGCACGCGTTCTTGTATCCGTCGGAAATGTTTGGGTCTTTCCAGAAGAACTTCAAGGCCTTCACACGGCCGCACCGCAGGCACATCTTCTTTCCGGCCTTGACGCGCTCTTTATTCTCCCTCGCGCGCTTCTGGATTTTCTCCCATTCGCAAGACTTCACTGGAGACTTGATGTTGAAGCACGCCTTGCAGGCCGACTTGCGCCCGGTGAAGTAGAGCCTCTTCGGGGCGCGATGGAAGTCTTCGAGCTTCTTGACCTTTCTGCACTTAGAGCATCTCTTCACGCCGCGCTTGAAGAACGCCCTATTCTCGTGCTTGAGCCAAGGCAAATAAAAACCCTCCGGAGGACTTTCGTCCACCGGAGGGTATTGTAGTCCCTCAGGCTGAAATAATCCAGCCTAGCCTGGATCAATCCAAGCTGGTCGGATTTGCCAGGACGTAGGCGGCGCGGCCGCCGAACGTCATGCGGGACATCGAGAAGACGTTGCCGATGCCGACGCCGATGACCTCCCAGGCCTTCCAGCGGATCAGCTCGGCGATCTTGTCGATGTAGAACTGCGTGCTGCCGAACAGGAAGTAGTTCCCGAGGTAGGCCTGGTCCGTGTAGAACCAGACCTCGCCGTACGGGACGACGTTGGTCTTGGTCGTCACGATCAGGCCCTTGCCCATGAGCTGGTTCAGGTCGTAGCCGTCGACCGTCACCTTCGAGGCCAGGGTGTCGCCGACGTCCGTGGCGACCCACTTGCCGATGTCCTCCCACGTCGGGCCGCTCATGAGCATCTTGGTGGCGCGGCGGCGCTCGTTGGAGATCAGCTTCGCGCCCTCGGCCAGGAGGTCGCGGGAGAGCACGGTCGAGCTCGGGTCGTCGATCGACTTCCCGGTGAGCTGCATGACCTGGCGGTTCTGGCGCAGCCAGCCGCGGTCCTCGCGCTCGTGGATGTCCTTGATGGTGTTCTGCTCGATCACCTTGATGAGCGGCATCTCGTAGGCCGCCAGCTCCAGCTCGTTCTTCTCGAACATCGGGCTCGAGATGTTCTGGAACTGGATCCGGTAGCGCCGGCCTTCGACGTACTCGCTCTGGGGCTCGCCCAGGAAGTTGACGTCGAGCGCGAAGCTGTCCGGCTCGATGTCCACGATCTTCTCGAACGTGTCCGTCGAGACCGACCGCTGCAGGTCCATCTTCGTGACGACCTGGGGCGGAAGGATCTTCCGGAGGAACGATTCCTCGCGAAGGATCTTCTTGATGTAGAGAATGCCCTTCTCCTGGAGTTCCGTCCGGCCCTCGGGGGAACCCATCCGCTCGAGGAACGCGGCGTTCAGGGCCTCCGCGCTGATCTTTTCCATCGCTGTCTCCTGCTGACTGGTACCAGTCGAAACCGTTCAGAACCCCAGTATTTTGAAGCCGTCACAAGACGGCTTACATGCACTGGAACTACTTCTACACCGCCGAGACCTGGAGCGTGCCCGCCGGGGTCTCCGGCGCCACGCCGAACGCGGTCCGCTCGACGCGGGCGACCACCTTCAGGTTTTCGGTCGCGCTCGGCGCGCCGATGGGCTGCAGGGCGCCGTTGATGCCCGCCACGCCCTGGACGGTGACGGGCGCGCTGGCGTCGTTCACCTTGAGCAGCGTGCCCACGGCGTACGTGCCGGCCTGGTCGAAGAAGCTGGTGTGGGCCACCCACTTGCCGTGGAGGACCGTCAGCCCGCCCTTCATGTCCAGGCGATCGCCGCCCGAGAAGACGGGCCAGGCGAGGCCGGTCGAGCCTCCGCCGAGCGCCGAGTCCGCGATGACGGCGTTGCCCGACGAGTCGAGCGACACCCACTGGCCTTCCGCGACCGCGACGGTGCGCTCCGCGAGCGCGATTCCCGCCTGGGTGGTCACGGCCGACAGGAGGGCGTCCGCGGGCGTGACCTGGCGGCGCCAGATCATCGTCAGCGGCGTGATCGGAAACAGGCCACGCCGGGCCGAGAGAGTGCCGGAAACGCCGAGCGCGGCGGCCAGGGCCGTTTCCAAGTTCGTGATGGGCATCGCGTCCTCCTATCGTCCTCTGATGTGATTGACCAACATCTCCGTGAGGGGGTCCATTTCCCCTTCGGAGCCATCTTCGAGCTGGGCGGTCTTCTCCAGGCGCCCGAGCTCGAAACCGCGTTGAGAGAGATCGACTGCCTTCTTCACGATGCCGAGGTCCGGTTCGAGCGCAAGCTCGGCGGCCTTCTTCTCGACGTCCTCGCGCGCGACCATGCCCTTGTCGGCCATGTCCGCGGCGATCGTATGAGCCTGCTTCTCGTGCATGGCGTTGGCGAGCTGGTCGATCAGGTACTCGCGCTCCTTGCCGAGCTTCTCGATGACGGCGGCCGCCTTCATCAAGACCGCCTGCTCGTCGCGTGTCATCATCGCTTCACTCGCTCCCTTTTCGGGCTCTTCCTTCCCGTGTCCAGCCGCCAGTCTCCTCAGCCCCTCGAACGCGAATATCGGCACCAGGAACTTCTGCGCCTTCACGAGCGGCGCGCTGAGCCGCTTCACGTTCTGAACGTGGACGGCCTCGATCTTGCCGACCGTCTTGACCGGCGTCCTGATCGTGTCGGAGAACAACTTGCCGACTCCGGGGATCTTCCCCGCGATCTCGCCGGCCCTGACGTCCATGTTCGTCAGGCCCTGCCTGTATTTGGCGACTGCTTTTGAAAGAGCTGGGCGCTTCAGTAACGGCGCCCCGAGTATATCAGCAAAAAAACTGCCTGTTCCCTTGTTTCGTGCAGCTTCGAACTTCGCCTTCCGGACCTCCGCTGGCGTCACCCTGATCTGCGGCACGGCGAATCACCTCTCACCTCTTACGCGAGGCTCTTCAAGAGCCTGCCGAGTACCGCGCGCGCGGAAGGGGAGCCCGTTTTCTCCGCGGGCTCCACAGCGGCGATGTTGCTCACAGCAACATCTGCCGAATCTTTCTCGTCCTCGTCCTTCTTCTCGTCCGACTTCTTGTCGTCCTTCTTTTCGGACTTCTCGTCGTCGGACTTCTCGGACTTGCCTTTGAGCCAGGGCGGAAGTTTCTTTTCGTCCTTCTCGTCCTTCTCGTCCTTCTCGTCTTTCTTTTCGGACTTCTCGCCCTTCTCGTCGTCCTTCTTGAGGAAGGCGGGAAGCTCTTTCTTCTCGTCGGCGGCGGTCTTCTGGAGAGCCTCCGAGACGAGCAGGGCGGCGGCCAGGTGCTCCGTCTCGTCCCCGTCTGAGGACAGACGCTCGCCGGCGGCCATGCGGCGGAGGATCGCCGGATACATGCCGACCTGGAAGTCGAGGATGTCGCTCATCGCTTCGCCTCGGATGCCAGCTTCATCCCGGCCTTGAAGATCTCCTTGGACGCCTCGTCCTTGTGGCGGCTGGCGATCTTGACCAAGCTCGCCGCGACGTCGCTCCAGTCGTCCGCGCTGGCGACAGAGACGATCGGGAGATCCGTCTTGTTGTCGTGCGCGAGCTTCTGAAGCTCTGCGAGAGACATCCGGCTTGGGAGGGACAGCTTCTCGCGGTCGTCCGAAGCTTCCTTGTTCAGGAGCGTCTTCGAGAACGACTTGAGCGCGTCAGGAAGACGGCTGGAGGCCGCCTTGAGGAGTATCTCCTCGGCGATCTCCGGGGCCCTCTTGACGAAAGAAGCGTTGCTCATCATGCCCTCGCCGGACTACTTCGCCTGGAGTTCCTTCTCGAGCAGGGCGGCGAACTTCTGGACGGCCGTCTGCTTCTCGGTGGCCGGCGTGGCGACCTTCTCGCCGCCGTTCACCTCGGAGATGAAGCCCTGGGCGAAGATGCGACCGGCCGCGAAGTATTCCTCGGCCAGCTTCTCGTTCTCGGCGGTGGTGGCGGCCTGGGACGCCTTCGTCTCGACGGCCACTTCCTTCGCGAGAGCCTGGAGCTGCTCGTCGGTCATGCCTTCGAGCGCCTTGTCCAGCTGCTCGTCGGTCATCTCCGCGGTCTCCTCGGCCTTGGCCTCGGCGGCCGGGGCTTCCGCCACCGCGGCGGCGGGCTCTGCCTTCTTGACTTCCGCGGCCTTCTCGGCGGCGGCCTTGCCGAAGAGCTGATCGTAGATCGCTGCGAGACCCATGGTCATGCCTCCCGAAATAGGTTTCCTACTTGTTCTTGTCGCCAGACATCGCGCCAATGCCCATTCCGCCCGCACCGACCACGGCGGCTCCGGTGAGCTTCGGACGCTTGATCATCTCCATGCCCACTCGACGGGCGAGGCCCTGCCCGAGTCCCTGGCCGGACCCCTTCAGACCGAGCCCGATAAGGCCCTTCCCGAGCGCGCCACCGAGTGCGCCGATGAACGCCGTCTTCTCGGTCTCGCTCATGGACTGGAACTTCGAGGGGAAATCTCCGGCGGCCTTGGCGACGTTCTCTTCGCCCTTGAAAGCGCGGCGGTAGATCTCCTTGTTGAGCATCTGCATACCGCCGCTGAGCGCCGCTTGGCCGCCCGTCAACCCTGCCGCCAAAGCAACGCCCTTCGGGCCGCCGACGATCTTCGCCAACGTGACGGCAGCCGGAAGTATGGCAGCCCCGCCAACCGCCGCGTGAACCTTGGGGTTGACGATGGCAGATGCGATGGGGTGATTCTTTGGATCTTGACCGCGCCGGTACAGCGCCTTCACACCCTTGCCGAGGCCGTACCCCGCTCCGGCGCCGAGCGCCGCGCCGAGTCCGGCGCCGAGCCGACCCTTGAGGGCGCCGCCAATGAGTCCGCCATAGAGACCGAGGGTGGTGGCGGGGACGGCTGGATGCGTTATGGCCCTGGCGATGGGATGCGTACCCTTGTCGTCATCCTCCGCGGCCGTCTTCGAGAAGACGAGCGCCATGGCGTCGGTGAGCTTCCCGGTCTTCTGGAAGTGCGACACGGATTCGCGAGCCATCTTCACGCCGACCGCGAAGTGGTACTCGGCGGCGACTTCCGCGGCCTTCTTGTCGAGCTCCTGCTCGACAGCCACGAGCTCCGCCTCCGTCATCGCGTCCAGCGCCTTGTCGATGTCGTTCATCGCGTGTCTCCGTTCGGTCTGGGTGCCGGACTACTTCGCCTCGCCGCCCATCAGGCGGTTGAGCTCGTAGCAGAAGCCCTGAGCCTGGATCTGCCCGGCGGCGAAGTACTCCTCCGCGAGCTTCTCCTCGGCCGACTTCTCGACCTCGGCCGACTTCTCCTCCGCCTTCGCGAGGGCCGCGGAGACCTTGCCGCTCAGGCCCGTGGTGACCTGCTCGCCCTTCTCGCCGCCGGGCGCCATCTTGACGGCGGCCGGGGCCTGGACCTGGGCGGGCGATTCCTCGGGGTGCGCGCTCAGGCCCTCGACGGCCTTCTCGCCGCCGGCGACCTCTTCGAGCTTCTTCTTGATGCGGACCTTGGTCTCGGCGACGTTCGACCCGAGGACGTCCTCGAGAGTGGCGCCGATGCCCGGCTGGCCCGCGCCGTGAGGCGACGCGATCGCCTGCTTCTTCACGGAGGCCGTCTTCTCGGCGGCTTCGTGCTCCTGGAGGGTCCGGTAGATTTCCGCGAGCGTGGGCATGACGTCTTCCTCCGTTAAAGGACCAGGTCCGTTTCTTCGGACGGTTTCTTGCTGAACAGCTTCTTCACCTTGGACGCGCCGGCCGCGATCCCCGAAGCGATCGCGGCGTCTGCCGTGTAGCCGATCAGGCCGGACGGGCGCGGCCTGTAAAAGCCGGAGCCCATCGCCATGAGCAGCTCGGACACAGCACGTTTCTGCATGTCCGAGATGATACCACCCGACTTCGCCATCGTTCCCATGATTTTGCTCTTGAGCAGCTTGATGCCGCCAACCGCGCCGAGCGCGAGCGGAAGCGGATAGTCGAGCGCCATGTGCTCGAGGCCGCTGATCGGCTCGCCGCGCTCGGCCTTTCTCTTCGCGTGCGCCGAGTACAGGTACGTCCCGGCGATGGGCGCGATGTACTCCATGCCGATCCCTGCCGTCTTGTTCGTCTCCGGCTGATACGCCAGCATCCGGTCGACGATCGCCGCCCCGCCCATGATCGGCATGAGGACGGTGAGGACCTTCTTCGAAATCTCCGGGCTCGCCAGCTCCTTGGCGATGGTCGACGCGTTCGTTCCGGGAACTCCCTTCCGGTAGATCAGGTACCCGAGCGCCATGGCCACGGCCAGCTCCGGCGTCATGAACGAGGAGGCCTCTTTCCTTATCGCGTTCTGCGACGCGATCTTCGAGAGGGTTCCGGATGGGATGCGCGAGATCTTCTCGATCCTGGACGTGAAGTACGGCTGCAGGATGGTCCGGTCGGCGATGAAGTCGCAGAGGAGTTCCGCGATCTTCCCGTTCACGTTCTCCGGAGAGGTCTGCGCTTTGATCTCCTTGAGCGACGGATCGAACCAGGACCCGGCGGAGGACGGGTCGATGCACGCCGACGCGGCGAACGCCGACGCGGCGACCTTCTCGTGGCCGAGCGCGACGAGCGCGATCGCCTGGTACTCCTCCGGCTTCAGGACGATCCCGAGGTGCGAGCACGTTGAGAGCGACGCGTTGAAGCCGACCTTCGCCATGGCCGAAAGCGTCTCGAACGGGATCGTCGGTTCGACGCGCTCGAGGAGGGCGACCGCGTTCTTCTCGTCCTCCGGGAACTCCATCGGCAGGAACGAGCTGTCCGCGGCGACCTTCTCGTGGGCGGCCGGGTTCGGGCACTCGGCCCCCTTGAACCGGGACATGACGTTCTCCGCCACGCTCGCCTGCTTGTCCAGGTAGTGCAGCGCCTTCGCCGTGACGTCCGCGCCCTTCGTGACGTAGCTGATGTCGAAGAAGCGCGGGTGCGGCGTGTAGGCGTACGCCTTCTGCCCGATGTCCGTGATCTGGTTCATAGCGGTCTTCAGGTGCGCGCAGTACTCCGCGCGCGTGGCCGCCCGGTGGCTGCAGAGCGAGCACACGTCGAAGTCGCACTTCGATCCCATCGAGACGTCGACGGGCTCCCCGTTGGCGACCTTCTCGTAGATCTCCGGGTCGGCCTTCGCGAGCTTCGCGAGGTCCGTGTCCAGGAGGAGCTCGACGCGGTGCATCTTCTGGTTGTAGTGGGCGCACTTCACTGTGCCGACGGCCTTGAGAGGGTCCTTGTTCTCGTGATGAAGGAAGTTGTGGCCGGACAGGAACGTGCGGAAGCCGTAATCTTCCCCGGCGTGCTTGAGGCCGCCCTCGGGGAAGTAGTCGCCGTTCCGGTTCGAGCCCCAGAACTCACCTGCACCGATGCCATTCACGAGGACGTAGCGGTGTCCGGGCTCGGCCTTGAGGTTCTCGATGGCCTCCGCGATGACGTCGGAGACCTGCGCCTCCTTCGTGATGGAGGCGGTCTTCTCGAAGAGGTCGTTCGCCGGCAGGACGAAGACCTGCTGGCCGTGGACCGGGTCGTGCGCCAGGACGTGGCTTCTCTTCTCGATCATCCGTTCATACCGAAGGAGGTCTTGAAGTGGTGGACCTTCTGGTTTCCGGAGATGGTGCAGCCAAGCGAGACGTCCTCGAGAACCACGTTCGAGAAGTTCATCGGCTTGGCGCTGGCGCCGTTGATTCCGGAGACGTTGACGTCGGTCACCGTGCCGTACCCATCCATGAAGGGCTTGATGCCGGTCCCGTCGAACGGGAAGTCGCCAACCATAGGCATCACGAGCGGCACGGGCTGGTACACGGCCGGGTAGACGTGGACCGCCGGCTTCAAGAACTCCTCGGTGTACGGCGCCGGCCCCTGCTTCTTCATCTGCTCGAGGAGCTTGTAGAGCTCCTCGTTGCCTTCGATGCCCTTCTTGACCGAGCCCTTCTTGACGAGGCCTTCCTTCTCGAGGCGGGCCGCGACATCCGCGGCGCGGTCCGCGAGCGGCTTCTTCCGGTCCTCGGACTTCGCTTCCTCGGCCCGGTCAAAGTCACCGATGAGAAGGGACCGCTTGATCTGCTTCGGGTCTTCCTGAGCGGAGAACAGGAGGTTGGCGAGCTTGAAGATCGCCGCCTGCTCGTTGTCGCACAGCCAGACGGTCTTGGATCCGTCCTCGTTTTCGAGGTGGATCTCGACGCCTTCGCCTGTGTGCAGGACTTCGACTTTCACAAGCTCCTCCTTTGGGCCTTAGGGCCCGTCTGACTTCTCGATTTCACTGTCGACTTCTATCTTTATGTCTCTGAAGTCCGCTTTCTTGAACGACTTGCAGATCTCTTCGTGGAGGGCGGCGCGAACCTCGCGCTCTGCGGCCTCAAGCTCCTCTTCGCTGGTGATCTCCAGCGTCTTCTC